AGGATTTCATTGGGGTTAAACCAAAAAAATCAATAAAATTATCAATTGTGATGTGTTTTAAATTATTACAATCTTTTAATGTGTCCGGTATATAGCTTTCCTCATTTGCCGTAACTCTAACGTATTTAGTACGGACAAACTGATTTATACAAGTCATTGTTTGCCTCTGCCAATTACCGTAGTATGTAGCTCTATCTTGTGTATTTTTATAATTTTGGGTGCCGGCATATATGTTGTTTACATACTCTTGTTTTTCACCAAGCCCGGTATAATCAAACCCTAAAATATATATTTCTGCATTATCGTGCATACTGGCCATATGCAATGCAGTGGGTCCGCTACTCCATCCTTTATTAGGATTAAATTTATTGATATTAGGATCTTGCTTGGTTAGTTTGTTTGGATTACTCCAAACTTGGTGCTTATGATGATAGTTTGTTTTTTGTATTTCCATTATCATTTTTGTGTCAACAGCAACAAGATAATCTGGTGCAAACGTTCTATATAGTGCATTGCAACCATATATTGTTCCGTGTTGTTTTAAATCAAATGGATTAACTTTTTTACGACTTATGCCATTTCCTAGCACAAACGCTACTTTTTTGCTTGACATTTGTCACCTTTTGTTAAACTGCGGCTTGTGCTTGTGCGGCCAGTCCGTACATTTGTTTAACAAATTCTAACTCTTTTGTAGTTTCTTTTTGGTGATTTTCTGAGGCTTTACGTGCCTTGTTGATATCTTTTAAAGAAAGTCTTGTTTTCCTTGAATCATCAACTTTCATTACACTGGTATCATCAGCCGGACTATAAGTAAGGTCTTCAATTGGTTCTAGGTTGTCTTTGTCAAAGTAAAAAAGTTCTCTAAGTATCATAGTTTTATTTATACAGTTTGGTCAGTTGGTGCTGCCTCTGCTCCTCCGATATCGTCACCTGTTGCAGTCTCAGGCGGAGTGCCTTCTCCTGCATCTATTGCATCACCTTCGTCGCCAAGCTCAGTTTCTAAGCCTCCAAAGTCGTCGGTAATACCTGCGCCTGATAATCCTGCTGCACCCATTTCGGGCTGCTGTGCTGCTGCATCTAAGTTGTCTTGATTTTCTTCTTGCCATAGACGTTCATTTTCTGCTATTTCTTCATCGCTCATACCTAAAAAGCGTTTTAATGCAAATCTATTTGACATAAATGGCACCGATTGGATAGTACTAAAGGTGCTGATTCTATTGTTGTCAAGTTCGGCTTGTCTATATGCAGCAAAGTTTTGAGGTGGTGTTAGATCTAAATCAAACATTGAATAATCAACATTAACACCTTTGTTTTTAAGATATAATTTAAATTCTAAGTTAAAAACTTCTTCAAGCATTCCTTGTAAACGTTCGCAATATTTGTTAAATCTTAGCTCTTGAATGTATGCTGTACCTACTCGCCCATCGTTGTATTGACTTGCCCCATCGTCTGCGCCTGTGGGTAAGTAACTGCTAGGAATACGCAATCCGCGAACCAATTTGTTAGTAAAGTATCTAAGGTCATCAATCTCTCCTAGGTTTGTACCGCCTGGTAGTGTTTCAACTTTTGATCCACGTCCTTCAGCAGTTTGAGGGAAAAAGTAATCTTCGTTGATTGACAGTGGATTGTATGAGCTGTCTATGACATTTGTTCCGCCACCTGTCTTGGATGGGATGCGTCTTTGATGTATTTCCGTTTTTACACGCTCCACAAACTGCATAGCAAGGTGCGAAGGCATATTGCCCACATCAACGTAGAATACTCTGCGCTCCGGCGCACGTTGTACTCGATAGATAATAATAGCATCTTCGAGTAATTCTTTTTGTTTGTATACTTTAAAAATACTTTCAAGTAAACTATTACCAAAAGGAAAGTTTTGATCCAATCCTTCACTCATCGATAAGTGAACTACATTATTTGCATCAACAAATGTTTCGCTTTGGTCTGTTTGCCATCTACTTGTTCCAGATGGAGGTGTTGCTGATCCTGTAGCTGCTTTTTGACTAACAGTCTGGTAGCCCGATGTTCCGCCTGGACCGTAGCTGTTTTGCTGATTTAAAGGTGTTGCTTCTAAAGCACCAAATGCAAAATTTAAATTCTTTACAACATATTGTTCAGGACGTTTTCCTTCACTTTCGTTTACAATAATCTTTGTTACTTGGCTAGGATCAACGTGGAACCATTTTTGTGATTCAGGATCTCTGATAAAAAATTGGTCTCCGTATTTAAAAGAATTACGTATAATACGGAACATACGAGTATCAAACTGTTGAATTTTACACCATTGTTTTAGATACTCTCCTAATATTTTTACCTCTGAATTATTAGCTTGTTTTTTAAAATTTATATTAAAATGTGTATCGTTGTCAGAAGCTTTTTGTGAACAAAACTCAGCAAGAATATCTAATGCTGCATTCACTTCGCTGTCACTATCCATTGTATTATATTGATTGTATCTTTCGATACGGTTAGGCGAACCTACATAAACATCAGGTAAATGGGAACTGTAATTAGAAGCAGCTGGTCCCGGACCTGCTTGTCCTTTCATAGTAAATGGACTATAACTTCCATTTGAATTATTACTTGTTGGGACTGGTGTAAAAAATTTCTTCCAACTCACGTGCCTATTCCTTTTAGCATATTGCCGCTTAACCCTTTAGTAGCTCTAAATTGTCTCTTACCTGTATCAGCTGCACCACTTTCTACTCTTAGTAAACTTTCTAATAGCGAATTTTGTGTGTTTAATTTTCCTTCAAGCATAGAGACCATTGTTTCTGTAATACTATTACTTATCGTATCTGTATCATTATTATACGACGAAGTGGCATTATTGTCAATCTGTGATCGCAATCCTCGCATCATAGTAAGTAAATTACGAGTATTTTCAGTGCTTAAAACATTTCCTGGCCCGGTAATAAGTTCAGGACCCATTTCTCCTGTAACTCCTACTTCGCCTGATCTAATATATCCTCCTGATGCAAACCCTCTTCCGGTAAATCCACTCCTTTTATAGTCAGCAAGTCTACTATTTGTAAATGCTTGTCCTGTCTTTTGTATAGCAGTCGAAAGTTCGGATTTCATTTTATCTATTTCTGCACCGATACTATCTGCTTGTTGTGTTTGTCCTGTAAGCATTGCTTCAGTTTGTCTTGCACTAAGCTGCGCAATTTTTTGTTCAGTTTCTGCAACTTGTGCTCTTGCATCGCTTAATTCTTCTGATAATGTTTCAGCATTTGTATTTGCATTTTCGTCTGTTGCTAGTTCAGGTACACCTAAATCATTTACTGTCATATTTTCAACATCACCGACTTCCATATTAGGCAAATTCTCGATTGCAAAACGTCCCTTTTCGTATACTCCTGCAACGTTTTCTGATGCTCTAAATAAATTATCAACAACTCCGCCAAGTTGTGTTGTAATCTCTCCTGCACTTGGCATTGCAGCTTGTACTTTTTGTAATGCAGTAACACCCATTTCTTCTAAGTTTTTAAGTGCAGTTTGTTGTGTTGCAAGCACCATTTTTTGAGTGGCTTCGTTTAATTTAATAGTTTCATCTATGAGATTTTTTGTATCTTCGGCACCCATTTGGATTTCTTGTTGACGTTCTATTTCAGCAGTAATTCTTTGCAATTTTACAAGAGTGTCTTCTGCTGCTGCTCCTGCTGCATTTAGTCTGTTTGCAAACACATATGAATCTTCTCTTAATTGATTCTGTGCTTGGCTTATACCTGTCAGGTTGCCTAACATACCGATTTGTCTAGCTTCTTCGGTTCCTAGATAATCTGTAAATGCTGCTTGTGTTTGTGATATACTTTGATCAAATGCATCAAAGTTATTTGTATTCATACCCGATCTAAATGCATCTACTTGTGCTTGAAATTCATCAGCACTATCGCCTAATGCAACAAATGCCTGTCTAGTTTCGTCTGTAGTAGGAGCACCACGTATTAACAAGTCTTTAAACAATTCAGAAAATTGTGGCCCCATAGTAGAACCAATTTTTGTTAGTCCTGTACTAAGTGCTTCGCTTGCATCAGCACTTTGTCCAGTTAAGAATGCTTGCACATCGCCTTGACGTCTTGCCTCTTTCATTTGGTCAGCAAGATCCTCACGTTGCTTACCTGTAAGTTTACTAAGTGCATCTAACTCTTTTGCAAACTCTAATGCACTTGCATTTCTATCTCTACCTACACTGCGTTCTAATTGATTGTCTTGTTCAGCAATTTCTGCATATGTTAACAAGTTTTCATTTATGTCTTCAACAGTAAATCCTAATCTACGTAAATTAGTACCTACATCACTTTGTAACACACTGGTACTAAATTGTCTAAACCTACTGATTGCTTGATCAGTTGTACCACCAAATGCGCTCAACCCTTCTGTGTTGTCTTTTAACATCTTGGTCATATCTTCAACAGTCATACCAAATTCAGCAGCAGCAATTTTTATCTCTGTCATTTGCTTGCCAAAGCTTGCACCAATTCCTGTTAAACTTTGATATTCTGCTAAACTGTTTTCAGCGAACATTGTTAAAGCATTTACAACTTTACCAAGGTTACCTAATATTTTTGTATTTTTATCTAATGCTTTACTGTAGTCAGATAGTTTCATACTACCTGATAACAAGTTACCAGCTAAACCAACAACTGAATTTGCTGCGCCCTTTGCTTCTCTACCTAAGAAACTTAAGGCGTTGCCACTACCAGTTAAAAATTCGTCTATTTCCGAAGCCAAAAGACATACTCCTGCATTTTTTTGTTTATAAATATTCTATACTAGTATTTACCTAGGGAATAATTATGGAAAACGAAAGCCCTCTCAAAAAATATACAAGACAGCCAAAAATCTATATAGATTTGCCAAGCAAAGGCAAATACTATAGCGATAGTGTGTTATATGAAGATTCGTATTCAAATTTAGCAGTTTTTAGTATGACTGCCAATGATGAAATACTTTATAGAACACCAGATGCTTTGATAAACGGGCAAGCAACTGCAAAAAATATACAAAGTTGTATTCCGTCTATTCTTAAACCATTTGACCTAGTAACTTTAGATGTTGACGCATTACTGCTATCAATACGTTTAGCAACGTATGGTACAAAAATGCAAATTAGTCAGCGTTGTAAAAAATGCAATGAAGATAACACATACGAAATTGATATTTCAAGGTATATCGATTATATGAACAAATTAGAATTTGAAGATACTATGTTGTATAACGATTTCAAAATTAATTTTGTTCCTTTATCGTATTCCGACTATACAGA